CGATTTTAAACACAATGAAATGACCCCATCCAGACAAATTTCTCTAATGGCCTAATGTCTTGGCCTCATGACCATCCATAGGTCAACTGATTAGTGATCAGCTGCTGTTGTGTATGCAGTGATTACAGATACTTAGCGTATCAACCATAGAATTTAGGTTCCATACGCTAGCTTTTGCCACCCCAGTACCCATGAATTTAATTTGATTTCAAACATCAAGCCTAAAGCTGGCTTGTTGTTATTGTTATTCCGACCTTCGTTAACCGGGGTCATCCCCTGAGAAACCAAGGAAACCCAATATGGCCCTAGAAACCTCGACCTACATAGATGGTCTTGTCGCTACCAATCCAGTAAGTACCGATCCACTTGCTCAAGCTGACGACCACTTGCGCCTAATCAAGTCCACCATCAAAGCCACGTTCCCCAATATCACAGGCGCAGTCACGGTAACCCAAGCTGACCTAAACGCAGTGACAACCCCAGCGTTCCCTAGCGGCACAAAGATGCTGTTCCAGCAGACTGCTGCACCAACAGGCTGGACAAAAGACACCACCCATAATGACAAGGCAATTCGTGTTGTCTCAGGCACAGTAGGCTCTGGTGGAACCAATGCGTTGTCTTCACTTGATGCCACGGCTGTCGGTACAGTCACCAGTTCAATCGCAGGATCAACTGCTAGTCACACCCTGACCACCGCAGAAATACCGGCGCACACTCATACCGGCAGTGTAAATTTGAGAGCCAACTGGGAAGCAGGGTCATCGAGCCTGTCGCCTATTGGGCTTGGAAATGCAAGATTTGACGGTGGCGCATCTAGCCCAACTTTTACCACTGCCTCCACAGGTGGCGGCGGCGGTCACTCACATGGCGTAGGCACTCTTGCAGTAACCAGCGCTTTCACAGGCACAGCGAACCAGCTTGATATTGCTTATGTCGATGTGATTATCGCTGCGAAGGATTAACCCATGAAACTTGAGGTTAAACAAAACTGTCCTTTGGACAGCTTCAATCCTTGTCGTCAATTCGATTGTGCGTGGTTCATGAAAATCTCAGGCACTAATCCAAACACAGGTGACCCAACTGAAGAGTGGGGCTGCGCTATGTCGTGGCTTCCAATCCTGATGATCGAGAACGCCCAGCAGTCCAGACAGACAGGGGCAGCGGTCGAAAGTTTCCGTAACGAAATGGTTGATGCCAATAGTCAGAACCTAAAGCACCTAGAGGAGCAATTGCATCATGGCGATATTGCCCATCAGAGACTTAGGTAATGTTGGTGTAATCACAGACACCAGTCCATACAACATCCCAATCAACGCCTTCAACGTAGGCATCAATGTCAGGTTCGATGAAGGAAAAGCAAAAAGATCAGCAATTTTTCGTACCATCAAAGACACACTAGGTTTCAGCCCCCGCTTTACCTCTGGCGTTGTCCCTGCAAATGGCTTTGATACTGTGCTGATGGTTTCAGACACATATGAAATCAACGAATACAGCAGTGGCATAGTCTCTGATCGTTCTGGTTCCATATCAGCATCAAGCGACCCACGCCCATTCACAGGGACAAGTTTAGCAGATGTGACCTATCTCAACAGGCCAGATCGAGTGCCTGTATTTCGTGGGCCAACTGACACTGACTTTGCTGACTTGACGAACTGGGATAGCACATGGCGCACTCCTAGCCTTCGGGCTTACGGCGACTTCCTATTAGGAATAGGAATGGAAGAAGGCACCACCAGCTATCCGACTAGGGTGCGGTGGTCAAACATAGCGACAGCCAATGCCGTACCTGATAGCTGGGACGCTACAGACACCACAAGATCAGCAGGATTCAATGATATTGTATCGTTACGCACGGCTCTGAAAGATGGTGCTGCTCTAGGCACAAACTTCATTCTCTATTCTTCTGATAGCATTTACCTCATGGAGTTTGTTGGCGGCACATTCATATTCAATTTCAGACAGTTGTTTGTCGATGCTGGTTTAGTGTCTCAAAACTGTGTTGTCGAAGTTGAGGGCCGACATTACTGCTTCGGTACTGATGATATCTACGCACATGACGGCACATCGAAGCAGTCGCTCTGCGATGAGCGAACCAAGAATTTCATATTCAGCAATCTTAATAATTCAGCTGCCAACGTATGCTTTGTACGGCACAACCCAACACTAAACGAAATCTACTTCTGCTATCAATCAGGCGATCAATATGTCGCATTTCCTAACGCTGACCGTTGTAATCGGGCAGCTGTCTATAACTACAGACGTGACACTTGGTCATTCATGGACTTACCGAATGTCAGCGCAGGGACAGTTGCAAATGTTAACTCAATCGCAACCTACGCAACTAGTACAACAACCTATGCACTAACTGGCGGTTCTTACTTTAGCCAGTTAGATAGTTTCGACAAGCACACAATGATGGTTGGTGAGACGCTAACTGCTGATGGCATTACTTCTGACAAACTTTATGGCATCGACTTGGCAGACCAAGGCCAAATCAGCTTCCAGCTTGATACTGAGGCTACAAAGCCTGTGCTGCTTGAACGCACTGGCCTTGATCTCGATGAAGCAGGATTAGGTGCTAGTCAGTATGTTGTCTGTACAAGGCTATACCCACAAGCAAACACAGTTAACTCTACTGACACTACGCTCACATTTGAATTTGGAGCCAGTGACATACCAAGAGCAACGCCAACATATTCGTCAACAGCGACCTTCGATATAGCGACAGATCACAAGATCGACAGCCGTGCAGCTGGTAGATACTTGTCTTACAAGGTCACAATACCAAGCAATGCAGACTTTGAACTTACTGGCTTTGATCTTGAGGTCACAGCGACAGGGAGACGCTAGATGGCAGTCTCCGACAAAACTAATATTGTGGTTCAAACCTATACGCGAGGCCAATACCCAGTCATGGAAGAGGGGCTGCGCCGGTATTTTCAAGATGAACTGCAACGAGTTGAAATTGCAATAAGCACACTAGCTCAAGCCGCAATTCAAGTATCGGACACACCACCGACCAATCCGATCAAAGGAATGGTTCGCTATGCAATGGCTCCGTGGAATCCATTGGGCAGCGGCTACACAGGTTTGGTTGTCTACAACGGTACAGCTTGGGTGGCTGTCTAATGAACAAATACAACGATAAGGAATTTACAATATGGTTTGGCAAGCAGTAGGCGCAATTGCTGGTGGTCTTTTGGCTAACAGTGCTGCCAAAAAACAAGCTAAAGCACAGGACGCCGCAACGCGGATGCAAATGCAAGGCTACACCGATGCACGTCCTTACATTCAGGATATGTATAGAGGTGGCACTGATGCACTGAATGATCAGTTAGCCCAAGGTTATTACAGCGGCCCAACCTACGCTGGCCTAAATCCAATGCAGACTGGTGCAATAGACCAGCAGTACAATTTTGGTCAAAACGCCTTTGGTATGGGTAACAACCTAATGAACCAAGGCCAAAATTTCGGTCAAAACTACCAGAACCTGTTCAATCAGGCTGGTCAGGATCAAATCGGAAATGCCGTCAATTACGCAAATGAGAACAGCCAACCTTTGATTGACGCTGCACTTCGGGACAGCACCCGCAACCTACAAGAGAACACTCTGACCAGTATCGGTATGGGTGCATCAGGCTCTGGTAATACAAACTCAAGTCGCGCTGGTGTGGCAGCAGCTATCGCTGGTCGTGATTACGCAGATAGAGCCGCTGATACTTCAGCTGGTATCAGAGACCGTCTGGCGAAAGACTATCTGACACAAAACCAAAACCAATTCTCTAATCAGATGAACGCCAATCAAGGCATGGGCAATGCGTTCCAATCTGGTTTCGGAATGGGTAACACAGCTACAGCAAACATGATTAACGCTGGCGGTATGTACCAGAAAGACTTGCAGAACCAATACACGGACGCTCAGACAAACTTTGAAGGTAACCGTGACTTTGCGAGTAACGCTTATGGCGATTACAACGCTCAAATTCTAGGCCGTGCGCCTCAAACAGCAGGGACGGTCAAACCGAACTTCGTTGACCCAACGGCAGCAGCAATGTCTGGCGCAATGTCAGGATTTGGGTTTGGTGGCAAATATG